CTAAGTAAGCAACTGACGCTCTGACAGTGAGGAGGTAGAACTTAATCTACTCTTTATCAGGTCTGGTTGCTTAATATTATTTTACATCATTTTTCTTCTTTGTAAGCTTTTTTATAATATTTTTTACTAAGGGTTTGACAACATTAAGGAGTAATGGAGTAGTGGCAGCAACGCTAGCAATAACAGCAGTACTAACAAGCTGTGGAGGATTCGGTATGTACTGATCTTTGAAGGGTACGTCTTCATAAAGAGTGATACATTCAATTCCATCTTCTCCTCTTTTATAGCCAGAAACACGTTCTAAACGTTTTTCGTTAACAAATGAACCAATTCTTAAATCTTTTTTACCAGGGCAGGGCGGTATTTCTATAGTTTCTTTCTCTTCTTTTTTCTTTGGTATAACAGGTCTATATTCTGGTTGTTGTGGAGATTGCGTAGGAGTTACAGTCTTTATAAGTTTACTTGGATCGTATTCTATTGGATTAAAAGAAGGCATCTCTCCTTCTGGACAAGTTATATACGCTTTTCTGTCGTTGTATAAAATACTAGGATTTTTGGTTATCTCTAAATCTCTGTGATATAAATTACAGCCTGGTATATTACCTGTTAAAACGTGTTCTGGTACAAGGGGTGTTTCTGGTATATCTATCTTTGGTATTTTTACTTCGGGAACTTTAATCGTAGGCATTTCTAGGAAGATAAACTTCTACAAAAGAATGACACTTAGGACAAGAAAGATTAGTGACCATACTAAATTCTCCAGACTTTAGTGGATAATCTTCTTCATCTAAACTGTGATCTCCACCCCAGATAAGTTCAGTTTTACAGTGCCAACAATTCATTTAATAATCGGCATAGATGGACCAGTAACTTTAGGTAGACCCTGATCTAATACTTTCGGCATCATTCCTTGTACATTACTAAGAATTTCATTCATAACTCGGCTTTTAAAATTTTCAGATGTTAAGTACCTGTAACCTATTACGCCTGTGGCAGTCATGGAAGCTACCATTAGGAATGAGATGATACTTAAAAAATTTGCGACCTTCTGGAACATGATAAAATTTGCCTTACTTAGAGCCATGTCTGTCATGAGCATAGCTGTCCTAATACTTATTATAGGTTTGACTCCACTGTATGTCACTTTAGGAGTGATTAACCGTCAACTAATAACAAAACCTAGCGAGTAGCTTTAGATCTACAAGCTTTTGATTTACAAGCATTACGGCAATATATCTTTCGTTGCTCTAAAGTATTAAAAGTAGTACCACAAACAGGACACTCTCTTACAAGCATCCCTTCTACTTTTTTTCTTTTTCTACCCCTAATTCAATAGTTCCTGTTTTTTCTTCTTCATTCATTTTCTGCAACAACAACTGGTAAGCCTGTATCCCACCCTCTAATTTCATCACATAAGTGTTTTGTTTAATTATTTCCTGTTGCCATTCAAGAATTTGTTTTTCAATAATTTGTCTCATTAATACAATGTTTTTCCTAGTATAACTGCAGCGTCTTGCTCTGTGAAGTCTTCAGTTGTCCAAATAGATGTAGTACCATCTTCTTTTTTATAAGCTCTAATAATTTCAAGGTGATCTACGTTCCTTTTAATTTCATCTTTTTGTTCATCTGTAAGAGAAGATAAAGCAGCAAGGTTATTAATTACAGTTACGCTATCTCCAGCAATAGAAAAGATAGTTGCAATTTCTTCAGCAGAACGTTCAGCCATGTCTAAATTTCTTCGTCAGAAGTCCAAGCATCTGTATTTAGTATAGTCATAATCTGATCTTTCGTATATGGCCCTTCTGTTCCTGTTAAGTTGCTGACACAAGCTGGTGTTGTATCACCATCCCATTTTATAAATGTTTTTGTAGTGTCTACTGATTTTCTTACAGTAGAAGCAGAAGTTTCCAAAACTTGTGAAAAGTCTACTTTATCAAGTTCAGAGGATTGGATAATTAAATAATTTCGAGACATAATTAATAACCGTAAGTGGCCTTAGTTGCATTATAGTTCTGCTGCACCTCAGAAGCTGAAAGTGCAGCACTATAAGCAAGAACTTGTGCAATCTTTCCATCAAAATTATTTTTGTAGGCGGGTGGAGCTGAATTATTATTATTTGCACCAATAGTAGTTGGACTATGTGTAAAACTATGACTAATACCTGTCAGACTAGAAACAGAACTACCATTAACATACAAGGTATATGTGTTAGATGATCTTGTAAGGGTAATGTCATACCAAGTGTTTGTTGATAAAGAAGAACTAGAAAAAGTGCCAAGAATTGCTGTATTACTGTTAACTAATTTAAAAGAACCATCGTTATATCTTAAATATAAACTTTGTGAATTAGCAACATCTGCAACAACAGCATAACTAACACCTGTTGCAAAAGTATCTGAAAGCAACCATACAGAAAGTGTAAAATCAGCATTTGCATTAAACATATCAGAACTTGTTACTACATAATCATCAGTTCCGTCAAATACTAAAACACCGCCATTATTTGAATCATAAGTTACTCCATTTGTTAAAGTACCATCATTTGAACTACTACTTAAGTCAGTCCATGTAGTACCACTACCACTGTAGGAACTACTATTACTTGCATCTAAATGTAAAACAAGATTAGTCGTTATCAATCCTAAATATTGAGATTTTGTAGCGTTGTAGTTTTGTAATACCTGTGAAGCTGTAAATCCTGTGCCGTCATATATACGTACTTGTGGCAAGCTACCCTGTATATGATAACCGCCACCAGAAAAACCACCAATTTTTAAGTGAGTACCAGAACTGATACTACCTGAATAAGTTTCAGTACCTCTACTAACATTGTCAATATAATAAGTAATTGTGCTGCCATTTCTTGCTATAACATGATGATGCCAATTATTATCAAAAGCATCTATTCCAGATGTTGTAATTGCAAATGCTGAATCTCTCCTAAGAGCCATATTAGATCCACCAACTGCAGCTTGAACTCCCCATCTAAAAATAGTAGCGTTTGATTCACCGTTAAAGTCAAATAATGTATCATAACTATCTTCATTTGTTGCTTTATACCAAAATTCGATTGTAAAATCACCAGAAAAACCACCTAAAGCAGAAGCACTGGTAATTTCAGCGTAATCATTTGTACCATCAAAAACAAAAGTCCCTCCATTATCACTGCTAAAAGTAACACCGTTTACTAACGTAGCGTTAAGAGAACTGCTTGCTAAATTACTCCAAGTTGTACCACTTCCGCTATAAGAACTAGAGTTACTAGCGTCTAAGTGTAAAACAAGATTAGTTGTAATTAATTCATGATAGCTTGACTTGATAGCATTATAGTTAGATAGGATTACACTGGCTGTAAGTGCTTCATCATAAGCAAATACTTGTGCTATTTTGCCATCAAATATATTAGTGAGACTTCTATTTATTCCTATAGTTCTTGGTGAGCTACCATATGTAACAGAATTTGTAAAACTAGAAACTTGGCTTCCATTTAGATAATAAGTATATGTATTAGATGATCTTGAAACAGTTATGTTATACCAAGTGCCTGTTGCTAAAGTTTCTGAATAGCTAAAAGCAGCAACATCTACTACAAAATTCTTTACAACTTGGAGACCAGTTCCATTTTTATATCTTAATTGAAAACTACCAGTGGCATCTAAACTAGAAACTATAGTGTGGCTATTAGTTCCAGAAAGGGTATCTATATTAATCCAAGCTGATATTGTAAAATCTGAGTTTGGATTAAACAAATCTGAACTAAATTGTACATAATCATTAGTACCATCAAAAACGATAGAGCCACCATTAACAGAATCAAATATAGGGCCGTTTGTTAACGTGCCATTATTAGAACTGCTACTTAAATCAGTCCATGTTGTACCACTGCCAGAATATGACATGGATTTACTAGCATCAAGATAGAAAACTAAATCAGTAGTGCTGATAGCACCTAAGAAGTTGCCTTTTGTGGCGTTGTAGTTCTGTAATACTTCACTTGCTGATAATGCTTTGCCTTTATAAACATGAACTTGTCCAACTGAACCATCAATAAATGCATCTTGATTTCTATTTCTACCTATATTAAAAACATTATAAATAGATGTGGTATTACTATAATTTCCTACACTTATTGATCCATACCCCGAATTAGAACTAGTCGTATTAAGACTGCCATTTACATACAATTTAAGCTCATTTTCTGATCTATCATTGACCACAAAAAGATAATACCAAGTACCTGTACTAGGAGTTAATGAGGTATTTAGTACTATGTTGCCACTACTAGATCCTAATTTGTGATTTATTTTTGTGTTGCCACCACCATAATCAATTTGCCAGCTACCTATATAATCATTTGTTCCCTGCTCACCACCTCTTCCGCTTGATAAAGGTGCTTCATAATCACCAAGAGTATCAAACTTAACCCAAAGACCATAACTGTAATCACCTGTTCCAAATTGGAAAAACGCTTGGTTTAAAGGAGAAACAGCAAAATCGTTAGTGCCATCAAATACTATTACTCCACCATCTTGTGAATTAAATGTTGGCCCATTTGTAAGAGTAAGGTCATTATTATTACCACTTATATCACTAAATGTCGTTCCACTTCCAGTATAAGAATCAAAATTAGAAGCGTCTAAATAAAGAACTAGGTCTGTTGTTATCAAATCTGTGTAATTTGATTTAGTGGCGTTGTAATTTTGCAAAACCTCACTAGCTGTTAGTGCTTTTGAATATACTTGGAACATTGATACATTCCCATCTAACCAAGAACCATGAGAATCTGTTGACTTTCCAATATGAAAATTTTGACCTACTCCACCAACATTACTATCAATACCTTGTACTGCTGTTGAATTAAATAGTGCTACTTGTTGACCATTTAAATAAGTATAATATTTATCATTTGTTGTATCAAAAACCAAACATATATTATGCCAAGTACTTGTAACGCTATTTCCAAAAACATTATTTCCCGTATTCCATCTGTATTCATCACCAACAGTATTTTTAATAGCAACAGCTAATATATTTGTAGTTCCTCCTCCAACGTCATTACTGCCTGTATTATTAGGAGTACCGTAAGCGGATTTGTCATACCACAAAATTAATTTATCATTACCGGTACCAATTGAAGGATGAGAAATAATTAGATTATCTCTGCTATCAATATCAAATTGAATCCAAATATTAAACGAACAGTCTTTATTTACAGAGATATCTGAATTTATACTTGTACCTAATGACACATAATCGTTACTACCATCAAAAATTAAATAGCCTCCATGACTTGAGTTGTAACTTGGGCCATTAACTAAGGTTGCATTGTTACCTTCCCCACTTAAATCAGTCCAAGTAGTGCCGCTACCACCATAAGAATTAGTAAGTGTTGCGTTAAGATCAAGAACTATATTGGTAGTTACAATACCCGATGTACCGGAATACACTGTACTACCTGATTGTTTCCATGCAGAAGATACCTTTGCATGAAGTTCACTTCCTTCTTTCCAATAGCCATTTACATTGACGTAATAGTTAGTTGCTTGCTTCCAAGTACCGTTAACATTTACATAAAGTTCTGCCATTATTTAAGCTGCGTGTTTGATCCAGATGTCACCATCTGAACCACCAGAAGGAGAAGATGTGGAAGCATAAATCACTCTAACACCAGCCGTACCAGAAGCAGTAGAAGCCACACCTGAAAATTGACCACTATCGTTTATCTCGAAACTATTAAGGCCTGGAATCCTAAATTTTGTTATACTGCTGTTACCTAAAGTAATTTCATTAGATACTGTCTGCGAACTTGGCACAGTGTCAGCACCAATCAGTATATTATTTGATCCAGTAGTCAAACCATTACTTCCACTGTTAGCAGCAGCTTCATAACCAATTAAAACGTTTTTAGTGCCAGAGGAGACAAATGCACCAGATTTATAACCCATATAAACGGCATCAGAATGACTTGTCCCTTGATATCCAGCTTGATAACCACAAGCAGCATTTCGATGATTTGTTGTAGCTTTTAAAGCCTGTGTTCCTATTGCGGTATTGAGATATACGGTTGTCGAAGATTGCAAGGATTGATGCCCTACTGCTACACAATTACCTGATCCAGAAGCAGCACTACCAGCTTCATTACCTATAAAAGTATTTGTACTGCCCCCAGTAATTGCTGTACCAGCATCCTTACCTAAAAATGTGTTATCTGTTCCATCAGTGATACTATCTCCAGCATTAGTACCACCTAATGTGTTGTCATCTGAGTCAGAATTTAAACCTCCACTACCTGATATATTAATAGTTTTTGTTGCACCAGTACCAGAAGCAGTAACACCACTACCTGTAAAATTTAAAGTTGTTGCAGCAGTAGATAATGCAGAACCTTCATCTTGTACTGTTAAAGATGTTCCACCTGATGGTGCAGCCCAAGTCAATCCTCCACTATTACCTGATTGGGCCGTTAACACATAACCATCAGTAGGAGAGTTACTTACTTTTAAATTCGCTTCATCAACTACATCATCTGCAATAGTTAAACCAGTTGATCCTGTCACTTCACCTGTATGGGTAGCATTTGACACCTTTGCTGTGTTAGCCGCTACGTCTGAAGCGTTTCCTAGTTTTACCCAGTTACCAGCATGAGCAAAGTAAGCTGCTCCTGTAGCGTGAACATGAGCAAACATCCCATGATAAGTGCTGGCACTTGGCAAATCACTTTCATTACTATATACATTTGCAAAAAGAACTTTACCTGTAGTGGTTATATTTTGCGATCCAAAATCAGGTGAGATCTTTGTACCAGCTATAGCTGCACTTGCATTTACATCTGCGTTAACAATATCTAATGAAGCAAGTTTTGATTTATCAATAGCAGCTGACGCATTTATATCAGCATTAACAATGGTTCCATTAGCTATCTTGGCTGAAGTTACAGCATCATTATCAATAGTAAAAGTTGCACCACTATTGCTGACAGTTATATCACCTTTATCTCCATCGGCGAGCATAATACCGCTATCAAGTTTATTCTTTAACGCATTAGTAAAATTATTTTGTGTAAGACCACCATCGCCAACACTATAAGTCGTGTTCGTATCTGTTGAAGCAATAGTAACAGTATCAGTACTAGCATCAGTTGTGATTGTGACATTACTACCAGCAGTAATATTTAAAGTATCAGTTGTACTATCAGCAACCACATTATCTTCACCTGATACTGCAATAGTAGAAAAGGCATTTTGGTTTACATCGCCACCACTACCGACAGCAGACCACTCAAGACCTGTTGCAGTGCTGCTATTAGCTTTTAAAACATAGCCATTAGTACCGACAGCTAAAGCAGTAGGATCACCTGACCCATCACCAACTAATAGTTCACCTTTACCATCAAGGTCACTGTTCATAACAGCACCAGCATTATTTACATTAGTTGCATTTACTGTGGCATCAGATCCATCATTACCAGCGGGGCCTTGAGGTCCAGTGGCACCTTGAGGTCCAGTTGCACCAGTAGCTCCTGTTGCGCCATCATTACCTGCTGGTCCTTGCGGTCCTGTTGCTCCAGTAGCACCTGCTGGTCCTTGTGGACCTGTAGCTCCAGTAGCACCATCTGCACCGTCATTTCCTGCGGGACCCTGTGGCCCTGTTGCTCCTGTTGCTCCTGTTGCTCCAGTTGCTCCTGTATTACCTCTTGGAATTGTAAAGTTTAAAACTGCTGCTGTGCCCGTTCCAGTGTTACTAACAGAAGCATCAGTACCCGCATTGCCTGTAGATGTCGTTCCAATACTTACTGTTGCAGAACCAATACCTTGTGGTCCTTGAGGTCCAGTTTCACCCTGCGGACCTGCTGTTGTAATTTCAACAGTTGTTACATCAGATACTTGACTAACAACAACTTGATTAGGACTGCTCATGCTGTGTAACCTTCACTTATAAATAGTGTACCTTCTAAATAATATTCTTTGTTACCCGATCCATCTGTTAGTAATACATCATATTTTAAAATTTCTGGAGTAAAGTTTGCAGTATCAGTGTCAGACAAAGAAATATCAACTATTCCTCCTGCTCTATTTGTATAAGCAACTGTAAAATCAGCATATTTTGTGGTGCGTGAATCGTCATAAACCTGTGCTGCAACTGTAAAACCTGTAAGGTTTATCGCAGATCCTGTAGAATCTTTAAAAGTTAAACGTAAAGGGAAATCTGCTCTACGCTGTACAGTAAAATTCTTTTTTCCAGGAATAACAGCCATTAGCTATATGGTGATGTGCCTAGTATATCAGTTTTCCATTGTGCTTTAAGTGCATCTGTATCAGAAGCAGCAGCGATTTCAGAGTCAGCAGGAGCATCTCTTAGTGCTTGTTTTTTGGCAACAATATCAGTCGTACTCGTTCCAGCTTCTAATGCTTTTGTAAACTGAACGTCAAGTTCTGCAAATTTTGATTCTCTTGCAGTACGAATGTTAGTTTTATGAATTTCTCTGGCTTTTGCCATATCTATGCCAAATCCCATGTCTTACTCCGTATAAGTCCAAGCGTTTCTAAAACTTCTATCAGTAGGAATTTCAGACTTATCCACAGTATAAACTGTCTTATCACTAGGGCAATCTTTTGCTTTTATTTCTTCTAAAGTTAATCCACAATTATCTGCTGGATAAACTATACAAATACCACCATCATCATTCTCATAGATAAATCTTTTGTCTGAATTAGCCATAAGTTTTTGTTTTTCTTAGTATATCTTAACTCCTACTAATCGCCAAAAACAGCACAACAAATAATAGGATCATCTCTTGTATACAAACCGTTTACAAGACCACCTACAAAATGAGAGTTTACTCTAAAAGTAGTAGTTGTTAAACTATTACATACACCAGCGCCTCTAATAGCTCCTGTAGCAGTATCTCCTGATGTAGCTTGTACAACATAGGTTGTAGTGCTCATTGCAGTAGTCATGGTCACAGTATAATCACCTTGACCATTATCAGTAACACTACTCACATTAAAAGCATCTCTTATACCCCCATTTGCCTCAGTAAAAGGTGACGTGCCAAATGTACCATCAAAATTAACCCATGCTTTAGCTCTACCTTTTGAAATTTGTTCTGTTGTTGTACTATTGTTGCCAGAAGTATCCTTAATATTCGAAGCCTGTAAATTTGTAGATGTTAATGTTGTCAGTCCAGCAACAGTTGTAGCAGTAGCTCCTAAACTTATGGCAGTAGAACCAACTGTTACAGATGAATTTGCTAAATTACTGTTTGCAATTGAAGAGGCACTTGTTAAAAATGTTCCTGTTTCATCAGGCAATGTAATAGTTTTATTTGAAGATACAGTTGAAGGTGCTTTTATTCCAACATGATTACTGCTGTCAGAATCACCAAATCTTATTTCGTTTTGTAAATTAAGGGTAATACCATCTTGATCTAAAAATAATTGTTCTACTCCTGATGCTGCAAGTCCTACTTGATTTGAACCTTTTCTAAAAAAACCTGTAGTAGAATCACCAAAATGAATTGAAGGATTAGAAGCTGTTTGATTTGGTAAACCTAAAACACCTGTCATAGTACCACCAGCTATAGGTAATAAACCTAAATTTACAGTATCTACTGGACCTATCGTTGTAAAACCATTATTAGAAGAGTTTCTAATTTTTAAATTATTATTATCAGCAGTATCAACATAAGGCATAAATGCCTCTGTATTTGTTGGATCTGAACCTCCACTATTCAGTGTTTTTATAGCACTAAAAACTGAATTAAGATCACTTCTAACAGAAGCTCCAGAAGCATTAGCTATATTATAGTCTGCGACTTGAGCCATAATTAATAATTAAACACCTTTACCATATCCTACAGCAGAAAAAGTGAAAGATCTATCAACAAAACTAGAACCATTTTTAATAGTTACAGTAAATTGCGTACCAGAAACGTTAGTTACAGTAAAGAAATCTCCTGATTGTGCATTTTGAATTGTTATACCAACAATAGGAAGAAAGGCATTTGCACCCCCCAGTGATGACGTTCCAACAAAAAATGGTGTTCCAAAGGTCACCGTCTTGCCAGAGGAAGATGTCCCAGACTGTTGTGGTGCGGTAGAAGTTCCACTGCCTGTCTGATAATTTTGCTCTGTCCTTGATTGGAACAGGGCTGTAAAACCTGCTTGTTGTACATTAATATTTTGTGCAGTATTAGTTGCTTCCAGTAGAAGTTTGAATTTAAATCTTCTTCCTTTAAAATTACCATTTGCAAAATTATTAAATGCACCAAATGATCCTGATGCTGTCTGTGATGTTGCAACTTGTATTTGGCAATCAACTTCATCTGCTGCTGGACCGTCAAAATTACCGTCTGTTGCGTAATCATCCCAAAAATTACCTGATGGAATAAGAGTTTCAATATTATTACCAATATTAAAACCAACAGCTTGTAGTTTTCTTGTTAGATCAAGAGAAAATACGCCTCCTAAATCAACGATAGATGCAAATTCATATTCTCCTGTTGAATTTGTAGCTGGATTACTAAGTCGTAAAGCACTAGCGGTACTATCAAAAGTCGTATTAGTAAACAAACTACTATTCGTGTTATTAAATGGTGGACTCAATAAATCTTCTCTTTGTGTAAGTATTGTCTGCGTATCAATTAAATCTGGTAAATCAATAATAATACTTGTTTCTCCCAGACTAAAATTACCTTGGTCATCTTGAAACTTTAAAATATATTCTCCTTCTAGAAAAGGTACTATTGCATCAGTGGTATTACCAGATAGAGCAGATACAAGATCTACTGAGTTTTGAAATGTACCAGTCCCATCTGTTAAATTACTGTGCCTTACATAAACTCTTCCTCCATGTAAAACATCAGGATCTACGGCTCTTGCCCACCTAAGTCTGACTAATTTATTGGTAATTGGTTCTACAGATAAGTTTTGAACATTGCCTGGTGGATTTGATTTCCCAACCGCATTGAAACTTAAATTACTTGATGTAGCTGATAATTTTAAACCAGCATTATAAGAAAATACTTTGAACTCATAAGTACCAGCTTCAGTATTTAACAATTCAAAGTCAGGTCTGAACACATTTTCGCTTACCCAGTTTGTGTTATTAAATCTATACTGAACAAGATATTGATTTACCCCTGTAACAGAAACCCAAGACACTATAATTTTTGGAACTGCTAAAGCATTAATTACAACAATTTTTTCTGATGCCTGTAGGTTTGCTGGTGGATCTTTTGGCTCGTTTAATAAAGATACATTTCTTGCAGGTAATGTAATACCTTGCATTGAATCTATTGCTGTATATTTTGGACTTTCTCCTGTTACATAATTATAGTTATAACTCAAAGCTGTAATTGCATAATTAATACCATCTTGTTCTTCAACTGATATAACTCTAAAAGTTTGTGACTCTAAAGTAGAACTTTGTATCAGCCACATCGCATTAGCATTTGGAGCAGCACTTAAAGCAGAGTTCAACGTAATTACTCCACTCGTAATACTTGTAATATCTTTTGTTTCTACTGTTCCATTAGGTAATATCACACTACATTTTTTATTAGTACCAGTAAAAGTATCAATATCAGTCACATTATCAACAGTTATCTGAGTAGTAGTGGCTGATTTAATTCTTCCTGCTCTTCTTTCTCCTGCCCTTACTGGATCATTGATGCTGATAACAGAACCAGGTCTTACAATCGCTCCAGCATCTATTGATGTTGTAAAGCTAACCACCTCCGTTTCCTGCTCCTCGCTTAGTAGTACAGCTTTCCCTAATCTTCGTGCTTGCCCTCTAGATGTACAGGCAAAGGCCTTAATATCTTTCTTTACAATTCCTAACTTAGCCTGTCTATCAATATCTTCTTGTAAAGCATCTGACCCACTCACATTATCTCCAACAACTTCATAATCTATTTCTCTACTATCCATATTAAAATAGCTGACAGAAATAATACTGTGTCTTTGTTTTAAACTACTACCAGAATAAGAGAATCCACCTTCACCTACGTTTGCCAAACTAAATAAATAACTTGGATCTGTTGGTCTATCTTGTGAAATAGTAACAGAACCTTCAGACCAGATAGGAAAACATCTCATAACACCAGCTAATTCATTTATTAGCGTGTATGCCTCCATAGATCCCTGTAGATTTACATTGCAACTAAACCTTGCTTCTTGTCCATTAAAACCGTCTGATACCAGTTCATTGGCATACTTACTAGCTGCTACAAAACTAAATAAATCTAAATTACTGTCTGTAATATGCGTTCCAAAGCCGTATCTTTCGGTAGTTAATAGGTCAAGAAGTACCATTGCAGGACATGAGCACCATTGGGCTGCACCCATTGTTCCATTGAATATGTAGCCATCTGGGTAAATAATTCTTCCTGTCTGTATATCAACAGTAGGAGTTCCAGAATTAGATGCTCCTGCTCCTGGTATTCTTACCTTTACACCTCGAATACGAAAAGCTCTTTTTGGTATGGAGCTAAATTGTTCAGAATCTATTCTTAAATTTGTATAAGCACTGTTTAAATATCTTTGTTTATCATCAATTAATAATTGGATACTACTTACATTAAAAGCATCTACAATATTACCTCCTGATGGTTGATCGTCTGTTACTCTTTCTATCTTTACATTTGCAAAAGTATAACCATCAGGTAAATCAATTCTGTATTCTTTTGAATAAGCATCAGCAGTTCTACCAGTTATAGTATCTGTTAATTTTTCTGTATAACTTGTTTCGCTATTTACTTTTAAAGAAATTTTTAATTCTACAGTTGAACCTAATAAATCACCTTGATCTGTTGCTTTCTGTATTTGTGAAAAAGTAACAGTTACTTTTACAGCATCTTTTCCTGTAGGTAAATCCCTTGCAACACCACCATTACTTTTACTACATAGTACAGGAACAAAATTAGATAGAGGACTTTGTGATTGTTGTATTCCAGGTATATGCTCTTGGTTTCCTGTTCCAAAACGAGGTGTAAAACTTACATTTTGAAAGTTAAAATCAGAAGTCTGTGGATCCGTGTTACTTGCATCAGATTGAAGGATAGATGTATCGTTTAAAAATATATCTTTTAATGCTGCATTGTTATATGCTGTAGTTCCTTTTGTAAGTCCTGCTTTTGATGGCGTAGCAAAACCTTCTATCTCTCCTTCAGATAATAAATCTTGGATCGTAGCAAACTGTCTACTGTTTAAAGTATCAGGTGCTCTTGTTGGACGTGGTGGAGATGGAGGAGGACCACCAGAACCTCTAATAATTTTATTTGTCATGCTGTCACCTGATTAGTGTCAATACCAGCAGAGATAACAACTGATCCTGTTACTATCTCACCATAAGCAATCGGGTGGCTAGTTCCTGCACGGCTAGTATTTTGCACCCCAGAAAAGCTAAATGATATTCTAGGATCTTCTTCATTAGAAAAATCAGGTATATCTGGTAGAGGAAATAGCATATCTGATACTCCGCTTAAAGTTAATGCTGCTCCTAAACCAAAAGCAGCTTTAGTAAAACCACTAGCTGCTGCAAGAGATTTTCCAAAACCTCCAGCAAAAGTTAAGCCACCAAAAGCAAAAGCACCCCCAATTAATGCAACACCTAGTAATATTTTACCAACGTTCCCACCAGCACCACTAATAACAGGAACAATACTTATATCGGATTTACCTATTGGATTTTGTATATCTTCTTCTCCGATCTCATAATTGTCTACCAATACTTTGTAATATCTTTGACTCATGTGTGCTTCTAGCTTTGGAAAGTTGCTGACAAGAAAACGTATTGCATCAGCAGTAGAATTTATTACAGCTTCTAGTTCTTTATGACCTATAAAGTCAGCTAATTCTCCATATAATTTAACTTTTCTGAGCATAGCGATACCTCTTACCAGTACATTTTAACAACCACTCAGAATATGGC